ATAGAATTGATATGCGAGGAAGTTGAAGAAGATGTTGTTGTATTGAAGATACCATGGTGTGAAAGAAGATGGCTTCATGATGTGGAAATACATGGAATAGTGCATAGATGTTTCTATGACTTCAGCGAAGAATATGATTGGAAAGCAATAATTTGTGAAGCATTAACAGAACAAATATTGACGAACAAAGAAATGCATGCGCTCAATGGCAACATCGACAAGGAAAACACGAAACGCGACTCAGCAACACACCGGTCACCTGAATATTCACGAACAACACGACTGACAATGCCAGATACAAAAGCGGCACGAGATTTATTTCATAAGAATATGAAATATATGAAGAAACGACGCCAAGAAGCAGCTCATAAAGCGATAATGAAACAATTGGATGTAGCGACAAAACACTTTTATGAGAGAATAAGTGAGGAAGCAAGTGCATGGTACACGAAAGACGATGTTGAATTTTTTGAAACAGGAATGGTTGATGATGCAGGTGACTGGATAGAGACTTTGAAAAGTACATTAAATGCATTTCCAGAAGAAATGAAATCTCTCTTCAATTGGGTTGATGTAGTTTGTGCTTTGGACGTGATAGCACGTGTACCTTCGACAACGGCAAAAATTTTGGCGATACGCGCTCTATATCGAGTCTTCGATATAAAAGGTTTAGCATTGGCGCTTTTCACAAAGTGTGCAGTGACGGTTTACAATTTTATTGTAAATAGCAACAGTGAAGACATGGCTCAGAAGCATATGAACATCGAATCGGCAATGAATGCAATTGTAACTCTCGTTTTGAGTTTGATTTTTCAGCGAAAACCTAATCAAAGTAGTGTTGATGCATGTTTGTCCTCTTTAAGACAAGTTGCACCAACATCACGTGGTCTTGATTATGTAATGGATGCTGTAAAATCATGTTTGAGATGGGTACGAGGACGTGATGAATTTGATTTGACGAAGGAAATTGAGCATATTTCGAGGCGAGTGACATACTACACAACGATACAAGGACAGAAGGACATGCGCTTATTACAATCAGCGTATATGGAGATAACAGAGCTAGAAATCAAATCTATGATGTTATTAAAGTATTTACCCGCACACTCAGAAGAACGACTACAATATGCAGGAACGGCAGCGCGATTGAATCAATACTACAAGGCAGTGCAAACATCACCCCCGGCAGGACATGGCAACAGAAAACCTCCAGTTACTCTTCATTTATATGGAGGGGCTGGAGTCGGCAAAACGCATCTCGTTAATTTACTTAGCGGTGATGCTTTAAGGACAATTCTAGAATTGGAAGGAGTAGAAGGCGACAAATTGTATAAGGAGTGCTCTGAGTTTGAAAAGTATATGTATTACAACCCAGTTGCAAATAAATACAAAACGAACTATAATCCTGCTATGTCAAAAATTTTTGTATGTGACGATGCTAATCAAGTGAATCCACATTTCCTGAAGGAAGGGCAACCTTTCCCAGTAGATATGATTCATTATGCAAATTCACATACACATCTTTTAAATGTAGCAGAATTGGAGAACAAAGCGAATGCAAATTTCAACTCAGCGCTTATTATCGCAACGGACAATGCAAAAACACCAGCACTCGATTATTTGGCAAGTGAAGCAGCATATAAACGACGAATCGACTTGCAATTCAAAGTAGAGCTATTACCTCAGTATTCTTGTTTACACAACGGCGTTCGGGTTGTAGACCCGAGCAGCATCGACCTCTCTGAAGCAAATACTCATATATATGTATTCAAAGAGGGAAATGTATCTTTAACCTATGAAGAAGTAAGCAAGAAAATTGATTTAGCTCTACGTGAAAAGCAAAAGAATTATCTCAAATCGTGTGGTGTGTTTAAAGAACATGCCGTACGTGGTTTACCAAAACCTAATATCGACCCCCCCCGCGTGCAATCCAACAAACTGAATCTCCCGGACGAAAACGAAGACGTGGCATCACTCCATGGATGGTTTGATGATGCTTGTGACAACGTAAGTCGCAAGATGCAGAAAAGCTTTGATTGTGTATCAGATGGTGTAAATTATGCATACTATTTAATATACACCCCTTCATTTTTAACCAATCCTTATGATTGGTTTGTTTGGCAATATCATATGTTTATATGGTATATTAAATTCACTTCATTTTGGCAATCCCCCTTTCTTTATCTCTACATAAATTTGTTATGTAGACCTTATCTTAAAATAAAATCAATTTTTGTAAAGAAGCCCATCCGTACGAGAGCTTCTCAAATTGCAGCCGCTTTAGGCTTAATTGTTTCAGGGTTTTTAATTTATCGTTTCCTTAAGAAGAAGAAAAATAAAAGAGTTTTTAATCAAAATTGCCCCACGTGTAAACCGACGCAACAAACAATCGACATCCCATCTCCCTCATCGCAAAGTGAAACAGCAGAACAAGAAAACTACAATGGAGGTGACGCATCAACAGCAAAGAAGACGAAACCAAAAGACCCTCCCAAAACGAAAATAGTATCGCGCCCACTTTTTAAACAGAGTGGTGGTGATATACAAAAAGAATTGCATGAAATGGAAGCGTTTGCAAATGCGGATGCAGGAACAGCAACGAAAGATTTAGCATCAGGAATGGCTTATGCAATGGCAAAGATTTTATGTTCTAACACGTATCTTATACAATACATTGATTCAAATCGTAATGCGCGAACATTACGAGGTTTCTTTGTAAAAGGTGGACTCTTTATAGTAAATAAACATTTATTAGAAGGGTACGATTATAAGCAATATGTGAAAGGACAGTTTAATCTTTACAATGTATTTGAGAAAATCATTGGAATTCAAGCGAGCAAAGTGGAAGTTTTGCAAATACAGCATGAGGATAGTTCAGAACAGTATTATGACGTTATAGTACTGGATTTTGGAGGAACAGCAGTGAGACAACACACTGATTTGACAGCGATAGGAGGAGATGTACACCGGCCGACATTTGTGAAGGCATCTCAATTGCCCGATTTGGAAGGAGAAAGAATCATGGTGATGACAACAACAATCAACGCACAATTTGACAATTCTAAAGAACTAGATGTGACAGGCAAAATGGCCTGGTACATTGAACTTCAACATACAAAAATAACTGAAATATGCAAGGAGCCTTTATTGGCTAAAGGACCAACGAAAGTTGATTACACATATTGTGTAATGCAGTATCCGATGCAGAGTGTTCCTGGTTATTGTGGTAGTGTAGTAATAGCAAATACGGCACAATATTCAGGAAACATTCTTGGCATTCATATGGCAGGTTATAATTGTAGTGATCGAAGTTATGGTCAAATCATCACATTTGAAATGATGGAAGCACTCAGCGAGCAATTGTCCAAACATGTTGCATTCAGACAAAATGAGATGTGTAAATCCATTACTTTGTTAGATAACCAGTTTAATAAAGTCGGTAACATCCCACATAATCTCTATGCAAATAGTACTACGAAAATACGTCCATCTCTTTTTCATAATAAAATATTTAAAACACAAAAGAAACCAGCTTTCTTAGGAATGTTCAATGGAGAACATGTTATAAATAAAGCAATGAAAAAATATATGGAGCCCTCAATTTCGGTTACGAGCGATAAAGAGGCAGTATTTCGTGGTTGTTTGATGCACAAATTTTCGGCGCCCCGGAAAATACGACAACTTACGCACAATGAATCTATAAGTGGAATAGAAGGGAGTGAATATATCGTTGGTATTAACCGCGCCTCGAGTGCTGGTTATCCTTTTAATCGTTATACCAACGGTAAAAGAGGGAAATCAGCTTACTTAGGCGAGGATAATAACTGGATCTATGATCACCCATTCCTTAATAGTGAAATTGACAACTACAGGACTAAAGCACAGAATAAAATTCGCCCAGAATGTTATTTTGTGTCCACCGCAAAAGATGAATTGAGACCTATTGAAAAAGTGGATGCTGGAAAATCAAGAGCTTTTGCCGCAGCACCACTACATTATGTAGTATTGTTTCGACAATATTTCCTGGATTTCTTTGCAACTATAATGGAAAACAAAGTCTTTAATTCCTCTCTCATCGGTATAAATCCTTATTCAGCAGACTGGGATGTGTTAGCTTTAAAGTTATCATCAATAGCTCATCCAAAATCTAAGCAATTTATTGCAACTGATTTTACTAATTGGGATGGGACTCTGAATAGGGATTTATTATGGGTCATTTTTGAGGTACTAGAAAAACAGTACAAAAGAAATGATCCTGTTTCGCGCGCATTGTGGCAAGAAATTGTTACCTCTCGACAAGTTTTTGGAAATGTAATTGTGCAGATAGCAAGAGGACAACCTTCGGGAAATCCAGGTACTGCTATAATTAACACTATGTACAATTATGGTATTACCTACTTGTGTCTGCATGATATGTTGACAGAAATTGGAACAAGTGAGGCAAAAGAATGTCTTGAGAATCTTTACAAACGATTTTACGTTGCTATTTATGGTGATGATAGTATTATAGCATTTGATGACTTATTGGTTGATATTTTAGATATCACCAAATGGTCAGATCATATGTTAAATTACGGTCATTATTGTACACCAGAAACTAAAGATGGTGGAAAAATTGAATTTAAAACATTAGATGAAGTTTCCATTATCAAACGTAAATTCGTACTTGATAAGGATCTCAAGATATGGTTAGCCCCACTTGACCTATGTTCAATATTGGAACCATTAAATTGGGACCGATGTGAACAAGAGTACGGTACAAAATCTACACAAATGCAAATGAACTCAAGGCTTGCAATTCGCGAATTGTGTATGCATGAACCTCATGTATTTGAGGAGTATCGGACAAAAATAATTGATCAGTGTCAGGAGCATCAAATAGTTCTAACGCCTGATTGTTTCTACAGTCAGACGACATTACGAAAGATGGTCCGTGACAGTGATAATGTGTTTTTATTTTCCAATACTAATGTTGATATCCTTGACGTTCGTGTCCACCCTTCTATATTAGGAGGCATCGACATGAATGAAGAAAGTGACATGGACAGTGATGAAGCATCACTCGAACATGTCGCAACAAAACAATGTGGTAAATGTATTTACATTGGTGATCACCACGTGAGCAGCCCTCACAAAGAATCACACCCCAAAATATCACAACAGTTTTACTCGACTTTGTGACTAAAATCAAGAGTAGCTCAAACAACAGACAACGCTCAATCATTAACCAATGACAACTCAAGCTCCTCATCTCTTCCATTTCATGATGAAAGAAATGAGGTCGAAACTGGACAGCAAATTGTGACTTTCGCTACGAGCCAAGTTCCCATTGTAGAATCTCTACCAATGGAGCAGGATTTGGGTCCGAAAGAAAGTCAAAATTTTAAAGAAGGAAGGGATCATTCTATTCTAGATATTCTTACTCGAGAATATTTAATTACAACGACAGTGATTCCTGTTGGAGGAGAATCCGGAGAACAACTATATTTGATTGATCCAATTGAACAGTTTTTATCGCAATCTAATGTTCATGATAAAATAAAAGGTTTTGCATTCTTACGCACTCATTTAAAAATGCGTTTTGAATTTACAGTTGCACCTAAAACATCAGGTGGAATTATTATTGCCTTTTATGCAGATATGACAGATGACGCGATTGCAGCAAGAACAAAACGACTTATTCAAATTTCACAAACACCTCACGTTAAAGTGTCATTAACAACGTCACAAACTGTGGGGATGAATGTCCCATGGGTTTCTGCCTTTTTATCTCGGAATTTGCAATCCGGGACAGGGAGACCAGGAAAACTTTATATTGGACGTTTAACACCACTCGATATTGGTACAGTGAAAATGAATATTTATGTTCAAGCTGATTCAAAAACTCTACAATTGGAATATCCAACTATAGGGGCTCCACTTGTTAGTGAAGCTTTTCTTCGGAAGCGACTCGATGAAGCAAATCGTGAATTACGTGCTATGGTTGCACGGAATCAGAAAGCTCATCCAGTTGTTCAACGTTCTGCGAACCCAGCCCCGGTTCAACGAACTCGACCGATGCCAGTCAAACATGTGTTTGAAGCTGGTAATATGAGGAAGGATGGCATTGTCTCTGCAGTGCTACAAGAAGGGGCGAAAGTTGCAACAGTAGCGGCTGGGTTACCTGTGGTTGGTAATTTGGCTTCATCTGTTGCTCCACTCTTAAAAGCTGGCGCTAATACCGCTAGTGCGTTGGGATATAGCAAGCCTACGTTAGATGCACCTGTTGTAGCTGTGAAGTGGAAGCCTGGTGACGGGCAATTATCTTCACAAACTGCAATTAATGATCATATTTACACCATTGATCAGGAAAACACAATTGCTACAGATTATCCTTTGTTTGGTTCTGAACTTGATGAAATGTCTGTTGACTTTATCATGAGAACACCAAACATTCTTGATGATAAAATTTTCAAAATTTCTGATGAACAAGTAGCAAATGAAGTACTAGCAGTGTTTCCACTAACCATTAATCCTGTTGTTAACAAGGATGATGTGTTGTATCTAACTCAACAAGCTTGGGTATCCTCC